CTAAATAATGTAATGTCGCTAAATCCTTTTTACTCATAGTAGATTCAAGATGTTTATAAACTTCATTTCGTAAATCGTTTTTACTATGTTTTCTACTGGCATGAAATTCAGGATCAATCTTCTTTAAAATATGAATAAATTCATCACGGGTTCCACTTAATCGTCCACCAAATACATGAGAATGACCCGCACCCATTAATGCACCCATTAATGCTTTCTTTAAAACTTCTTTACCTACTTCTTTACCTACTGGAATGATTACATCATTAACGGCATGCTTTCCAACATTATATAAACCTTTTACGGCTGGTTTAACATATTTACTGTAAACAGTTCCACCAATTTCATCTTCACTAGAATATTCACCTTCAGAACTTTCAGAAAAATAACCACCTTCATAATCACTATCAGAATCATAATCAGAATCATAATCACTAGCAGAATCATACCCTCCACTTAATGGCATATTTTCACCTAATAATGAACCACCTTTATCATGTAAAACGGGACGATAAACAGTACCACTGTAAAGCGGGTCAGGGTATAAAGTATTACCATTAATTGAACCATATCCAAGCGGATGACGCATTTTCATAGGTGCCCCCGCACCTTGTAAAAAAGTGTGTAATCTGTGATGACTTCCATCACCAAGATTATATGATTGTTTTTGTGATGATACAAAAGAATTCATATCCATTTTGGGACGTGTCTTTATAAAATTATTTCTAATGGCTTTTAATTCATTTATGATATGTTGATTAGATAACATTGACATTATTTATATATATATAATATACATATAAAAAAAATAATTAAATAATATTTTTAAATTAATTTTTATTTACATTAGTAATTTGTGTAATCTACTTTTTTTTATATTTACACATACCCTTTTAGTATCACTTTTTTTCCTTGCCCCACCTTCTTCATTATCCATTTCCATATGTGGTTTAGTTCCTTTATGGAATTTATTAGCATCCGCAAAACCTTTATACATTTTTCCCCCAACAGTTCTATTATAAAGTTCTTCGTCAATAACGTTGTGTTTTTCTGGGTCATTTTTAGCATCCAATACGGCTTGGCGATCAAGAACCGCAGTAAAAATGGATGAGCTACCTGTTTCAGTTACGAAATAGCCACTGTTGAGACACATTATTATTCCCTCTGGTTGGATACTGAATGGGAATTGATTTTCGAATGAGGTGATGGTAATTTGAAGATTAAACTGACCAATCGATGAGTTACTTAATAGAGGATTTAATGATAGAAATTTAGCCGGATTGATACAAACCATCGAGCCGACAGTTGGAACAGTTACGGCGACACCATTTTGTACAGCATTAGCACGTCCACCGAATGAGTAGAATGATTGATGACTTCCAGAATCAACACTCATATTATAAATATTTTGAATTAGACCAGACGCAAGGAGCCCAGATTGGTTATTTAGCGTTATGCTTACCGTATTGATTTTAAGAAATGAATCAGTGTATGCCCAATTTTGTGAAGCAATTGGAACTCTTAAACCGAAAACAAGTAAATTTGGTATTTGATTGAGCTGAATATTTTGGAAGGTTACGGACCCGCTTCCATTTGGTGCTAAAAGAGGAGATGAAGATGCTGGACTTATATAACGAGAATAATCAGAATAACCAGTAACTGCACGGGTTGATATTTTTGAATATTGTAAATCGGATAAGGTAAGGAAGTTAAACATTAATTTAGAATTTGTAAAACCTAAACCATTACTGGAAGGAGTTCCTAAAGTAATAGCAGTAATATAACTCGATAAACCTGTTCCCGCTTGATTAACGGCAGTATTTCCAGTCGCCCATACTTTTTTACATGCAGTATCAACATTTAAAGTCATTGCGATATTGTTAACACCTAATAAGCCGGCTTTGTTGAAATCTTTATTGGCGAATGGCGATAAACATAAAAATGGTTCAGTTAAGCCACTAAAAGATATATATATTGTCCATGTGTCGGTTGTTGCTCCTGTTGATATTAAACTATTATCAGTTAATACACCATTAATATAGTGATTTACAACAATTGTAGCAGGATATGCCCCGTTAGGAATTCTAGAATTATCATAAGATGCTTCATTATATGAAGCCATCGGATTGCTATTCGTGAGGATGCTGTCAGAATACAAACCCCAGTACTCATTAACATAATCGGGTGAGGTACTGTTAATTTTATCAGAATTTTTACTATCTTCAAGTAATTTAATGAATGCTAGCACATCAATGGTATTAGTCGATGAGGTGGCGTTATTAATTGTGAGTTGAGTAGTAGTGAATAAAGATTGAAGGGGGTATGAATTGAGAGAGTCGGTCAATCCATATTGAAATGCTGATTTTGTTGCTGGAACATTACCGCATTGTATTGTTAAGTTTAAGTCACTTCGTAATAAAACACGAGCGTCAGAAACTATTGATTCACTTGGTATCTGAATATTTGCGGTTAAATTAGAATTCGATGCACTATTGAACGGAAATTGCTGATATGTATTTTGCGTACTTGAATCGAATACTGCAAATGTCATGTCTGAAGTTATATCATTTATACGCGAATCGACTATATTAATAGCTTTGATTTCGTTAGACATTTTATATATATAAATATAGGTTATATTTTTTTTTTCAAAATATTTAATTTATATATTTTTAATTTAAATTTTTAAGATTACTAAACTTAGACTTTTTAAAAAAGCCAATTTTAACACATAAACTTGATCCTGAATTTAATGAAATAGGTACTAAATTACCGAAACTACTTCTATAGTAAAATTTAAAGTCTAAATTATAAAGTGGTGTTTCTGTTGTTAATTCAAATATTTTATATTGTGCACTTGGATTATAAACGATATTCTTAGTATAAATTGAATCATCTACCGAATATTCTAATAATATTGATTGCGTTTGACTGTTATTTTTTGATGGTTCAATTGTTCCACCATAAAATAAGGCTGGTGAAAATGTTTGACTTCGTATAATTGGGATAGTTTGCGTAGTTATAACAATTGATGAAACTTCTGACCATAAATTTATGCTTTGTAATTCTTGGGTTAATATTGAATCATTTCCCGATATTATTGATGTAGTTGGATTTATTAATAATAATTCATATGCCAAACCATTTAATAATATAGATGATGATGGAAAAAATGAATATAAATGATATAAAGCACCATTAAAATATATGTTAATTGGATTTACTCCGTTATATAATGATGTACTACATGTAATATTAAATAATTGTGTCACTGGATCATATTTTAATATTGGTTGTCCATTTGCTGGTAATGTTGGAAAACTTACAACTAATTGATTATAAGCATTTTCTAATGCTGTATTTACTAAAGAACAAAAAAATGAATATGAATAAATTGAATAATAACCATTATTATTATATTGAAAACCATCAGGAAATGAAGAAGGTGGTAAAGGTACAGGAACCGTTAAATTTTGCGGTGAATATATCACATTTTCGGCTTTTTGTATGCCATTATATTCTAAAACCAATGAATAAATCGTTAAATTTGTATTATTTTGATTTGGAACAATTACAACATCAAGAACGGGTGTATTAGTATTCTGAATATTAAATTGAACAACCGCACCATAATACTGATATGGATTATATAAATATGGAATTGTACGAGTTTCGTTATATTCTGCATATGTTGGGGCTGTTGTATAATTACTATTTACGTTACTTACTAAAACATCAACATAAAAAACATCTGGTGATTCTTCTAACATTTGTATATATAATTATATATTATATTTTATTTTTTATTATATAATTTCTAAAAAATGGGGGGCGAAATATGTAAAATTAGATATTTTTTATATATTTATTAGATATTTACAAAGAATTATATAATATTAGATATGTTTTAGATATTAATTAGATATATATAAGTAAATATTTATAAATATTTACTGTAACTTATCTATTTTTTATCTATTTTTATATATTTACTTGTAAATATCTAATTATTTATCTAAATATATCTACATTTAGATAAATGATCACCCCCCCAGTTAAAGAACTCTCATTTTATTATCAACAAAATCATTAGACTCATCGAATGGCATAAATGTGAATAAGGTTTCTCTATATTCTGTATCAATCTTATCTAATTCTTTACGATATTTTTGTAATTCGTTAAATATACGAACTTTATTACATTTTAATTCCCATATATAATCAAGTAATGCTTTAGCCTGATTTTTTTCATATTCCTTCATATCAACTATACACCATATCGTTGAATCATTATTTATAGATGTCATCATATCAGCATGAATTTTCTCTAATCTTTTAAGTTCATCATTAAAATCTTCATCAGTATTTATAATATTCCATGTCCATTGTAGTCCTTGTATTTTTTTTTTTAATTCTTTAATTTTTTT